GCCGTGAGTTCCTTTAATATTTCTCCGTTCATCGCAACCGTGGAGGTATATTCAGTGAGTTTGATAAGGCCGCTATGGATGCGGATGTATTTCCCCACATCGGAAGCCCTGAAAAGGTCTGTCGTCGCCGACAGGTCGCCGCGCTTCACATAGGAAGGATCTGCAAGGGCATGAGTATCGGGGTCAGACGTATCGGCAAGCCTTACATAGATCGTGTTATAACCAAGCGCGTCATTGTCCCCCCACCCCCATTGAGTAACACCGAGGGAGCCGAGAACACCCTCAAGGGCATCCGCTGCGTCGATATATACCTTGTCCGGTTTAATCGCCGAATATACAAGAGCGGCGTTATTCAGGTAGTATTCATCTGTCCCTGAGCCAGAGGCCGTCCAGTAATCATCGGGATTATTCAGGAGGTTTGTGATCGCCTCGCTTCCCCCTGTCCCCGTGAGCGTACAGATCGCACCGACAGGACTTTTAACCGACGGCGTTAATGTCCCTACGGGGCTGCCCTCTATTTTCCATGATCCTGAAGCAATGGCCGCTACGGATGCGAAATCGTCCAGTATGTCACAGACAACGACGTTTGCCGAAGTAAAGGCGGTAATAGATGCCCTGCCCGCGCCTGACGATATTACCCTGCCGACGTCGCCGGATTGAAACACTCCCGCGCCTGCCGTAAAGTTCACACCGAGGCCGGTTGTCGCCCCTGGGGTCAACGTCGCTGCCGGCTTTATCCCTTCTTCTGCAATGGGGGGCGGCCTGAAAGCTATTGTCGTCAGTGACCATGACGTATGCCCTGCCCGTGATAATTTGCCAGGAGCATAGTCTTTATGCCACAGATAGAGCACATCTGCGGACTGACAATACTTTACGCTTATCACATCGGCGGCAAGAAAGGACGTAGGTATCTCATAGGCGAGGTCTGTCGCCCCTCCGGTTGCCTCCCAGTATCCTGCGGCAAGATCGGCAGCGAACACACCCGACGTATGAGACACAAGACAGCGGTAATAGCTCCCCGCTTCTGTGGCAAGATAGCCGAGAGGGTACGCCGTACCGGTAACCCATGCGACATAAGCAAGCTGTATCTGCGCCTGGTTGCGATAGAAGCGGATATAATAATCTCCCACTTCAAGCATATAGGCGTAGTCAACGGAATATTCAAAGGGGATGAGGCGTGATTCTTTATCGTTATGCTTCGTCCCTTTGATGAATTTCCACCCGGGACGGAATATCGCCGCTCCACGGGGATCGATAAGAAAGTTTTCAAGCCGGTATAAAGAATTGGGGTATTTCTCAAGGTCGGTTCTGCCCTCCATGAGAGGAGACCATTCACCGCCGTTGAAGCTGTGTTGTATTAAGTCAACATTTGCCACTTAGCGCCCCTCTGATTGCCATGAGAAATTCCCTTTATCAAGCTCCTGCATGTTCTTGTGGCGCGGCCTGTTACCTTCCATAGCGTTCAATGAATAGGCAGCAGGGAGGAGCACATTATTCAGTTCTGCAAGGAGTTCGCGTCGCATTGCCCGGCCTGCATCGCCCATGAACTTCGCCGCGAGTTCGGCGCCCAGTAGCGTTGCAAGACAGTTACAGAAGGCGGGGTTAAACCTTCCCGTCTCCGTCACCCTCCACAGATACCGGATATAGACTTCCTCCTCCTGCGGGGTAAGAAGCTGTCCGCTTTCCTGTATCCATTCCTCGTCTGAATTGTAGAGTTCCCATACCCTCAAACAGTTTGCAGGGAGGGTATAGGCGTACCAGTCATCGGGGAATGGAGGGGCGGTCGTTATGGAGCCGGTTATGTCCGCCCTTGTTATGGCAAAGTTCCACGGATGCGCATACAAAAGCTCATCGCGCTTGAGGGGATAGAGCACCGCACAGGCACGTTCTTCTGTGGTTGTAGGCGCTGTAATGGACGTGATCGAATGATCGCCGTATTTCAGCAATGCCATATTGCAGATTTGGACTTCCGAGGCCATCTTACTTCACCTTTTCGGTCTTCTGCTTTTCCCCTACAAGCGGCTTTTCGGGCTGTTCCTTCTGTGCTTTCAGAAGTTCCTTGCGGAGCCGCGCTGCCCTCCATGCCGGATGATATGCCTTGCCGATCTTGTCAAACTCTGTCCTGAGTGCTTCGATCTCTTCTTCTTTGTCCTGCTCCTCTTCGGCGGGGACATCGAGTTTGACACCTTCCACACCCTTGACAAGTTTCAGGGCGTTATCATCGGCGGGTATGCAATGATTTAGCAGCCCCGACATTGGCTTCTTGCTTTCGGGATGCGTACCTTTGGCGATCTCTGCCTTTACAATACTGTCAGGCACTTCAAGGGTTACCCCTGCCCGCCTTGCAACTCCCTTAAACGGGAAAGTTTCAACAACCGTAAATTTTGCGTCCATACAATAAAACCTCCTTTTTAAATGAGGGGAGGGCTTTTAACCCTCCCTCTCCGTTATTCATGGCTTATGTTCCCTGCTGTACGGGACCACCTATCCATGCTGTGATCTTGCCGGTATCCAGGTTCTGCGTTGCTACCGTCACATAGATGTCGAAATACTCCTCAAGCTGCTCGACGGGTAACGGCATTGAGCATATCAATGTCCCGTCCGGCTGAGCCGATGTCGTGTTCGCAGTGACCGCCTTGCTGAGGATGGGTACCCCTGCGTTGTCGATCAACGGGTTTGTGCCCGTTGCGCCGTTGTAGAGATAGAACGTCACCACGGCGCCGTCAACTGCGGCTACCATGTCCTCGTCCTCAACAACGACGTTGAAATAGAGCCTTGCGCTCACGTTGGGGCGGTCTTTCATTGCCACCCCTTTGTGATCCACAACCTGCGGGATGCGTACAATGTTCGTGCCATGTACGTGCGCCCCGGCTGCGGCTGCAATGCTCTTGCTTTCACAGATTAAAAGCTGGCTGTCCATTATCATTTCATCACCTCCTACGCTATGGCGTCTTCTGTATTCAGAAGGATTTCTCTTGAAAGCGACCGGACAGGTACGCCGCTGAAATACATAGGCGGTTCTCCGCTCAGTTCCTTACCGCTCCCAGGTGTCCAGTACACATTGTTCTTGTCTTTGCACCTGATTTGTGCCTGTGTGAGAAGTGTCTCGTTGAGGTAGATCCTCGTTCCGGGGCCTGTTTCCATGTTGTTGAGCAGGGCGATAAGATCATCCTCGTCAAAGGTGTTCGCGCCCACCGAAAGCTGCTCGATGTTTGCCACCCTGCCGATTGCCCTTGGATGCCTCACGACGAGGCCACAGCGAATAACAAAGTGGTCTCTGTATATCTCTATGAGGCCGTCCGATGTTTCTGACGTTACCTGCCCCTTGTCCTCATGCTGCACTCCGAGGTTTGAAGCCATGTTCTTGGGATAGATGAGATGTGCTGTCGTCTGTCCCCATGTCACGACATAGATGCTGGTAAGGTCTGAGCCTGTGCCTCCTGCGTCTATGGCAAACCTTGCATCGACAGTGGCGAGCCTTGCGGCTATGCCGTGCATACTGTCCGGGTCTGCGTAGGCGTTTGCATACAGAATGTCGCCTACTACTGTCTGACCGAGCCCTTCAATGAAGGCGTCAACCTCTCCCGATCTGAAAAGCGCCGGGGAAGGCATACTGTCAACGAGAGCCACGTCAACGTCGCAGTAGTCTTCTATCATCTCGATCACGTCCATGATCTCGGTCGTTCTCGAAACAGACTGACTGATACGCTGATTCAGCTTTCTCCTGCTCCCTGTAGGCAGCGAGCCGCGCCTCGTGGTCTTGTTCGTCCATATATCGTTTGAGGGGAGCCACGGGGCTTCCGTGAGTATCTCGCCCATTTTGCGGTTAAGGACTTCCACGATCTGCGCCTGGTTGCCGGAAGGGTCAATCCGCTTTGCCTGTTCTACGAGGCTGTATGTGCTGGTTAAAGTAGCCATTGATGCGTCCTCCTAAGTTTGTTTAAATTTGGTGTTAGGGAAACGCGCCTTGGCTTTTTCCTCGTCAGACCCTTCACCACCCGCACCACCACGTCCACCACCCATACTGTCATCGGAGGTCTTCGTTGCGATTGCGTGAAACAGTTTGAGCATCAAAGGATGATTGCCAATTTGCAGGTTCCCTATCTTTGTCTCTTCGAGGAATTTCTTACCGTCTTCCTCGCTTATCCCCGCCCATCCGAGGACTCTTTTAAATCCTCTGTGGGAGAGTTCCGTGTTTGCCTTGAACGTATCGCCTTTCCATGTGTCCTTGAGCGTGTTCACCGCTTCGTCAAGGGCTGTCTGCTCTGCTGCTGCCCTGTCTGCTTCTGCTTTCTGCTGTGCCGCAATGCCACCCTTGAGCATGTCAATAAACGCCTGATGAATGACCTTGGCGCCTTTTTTGGATACCGTAGCGCTGTGCAAGACTTCCCTGAGCTTCTTGTCTGCTTCTTTGGTGTAGTGCTTTTCGAGCTTCGGGTCGTCGAGTTCGTACTTGTCCGGCACTTCGGGGACATCCAGCTTTTTTAGAAAGGCTTTCCGTTCTTCGTCGGTTGCTTTCTCGCCCGGTATGCGTACACTGCTGCCCTCAAGGTCTAAAAGGTATTTCCCCATTTCACTTATGGTTTTGAACTGGGTGAGCCTTTCATTCTTTTGAAGGTCGCCTTCGAGTTGTGCTGCCCATGCCGGTGGATTATTGTTACCGCCGCCACCCTGATCGTTGTTACCCCCGCTTCCGAGGTTGGCTTGATCGTTTACTCCCATGTGAAACCTCCTGTTTTGTTTTGATGCGGGCCATCGCTATCAGTGGCCCGTTTATTTATCTTTTTCCTCTGCTACGCATACTTATTTTCCTTTTCCTTTAGCGGCTGCCTCATAAGCTGTTTAAGCAATCCCCTGATCGTCTCCTTGTTTACTTCGCCGCCGCCGAGTATCCTTAGCAGGCGTATGCCCTGATTTCTCAGGATCACATCTTCCTGCGTGTCCGACTCCATAAATACGCCGTAATCAAATAACGTGTGAAGCAAGACCTCATCGGCTCCTGGCTTAGAATAGAGCTTGCGATATTCCCTTATCATGTCCGCCGAGGGGAAAAGATCAAGTCTGTTCATTATGCACCCATAAGCCCTGAAAGTTTTCCGTTCATGTTCTGGTCTGCCTCACTTGCCGTCTTAACGCCCTCTGCCATGCCCTGCATGTTCTCAAGGGCTGTTTGCTGTTGCTGTGCCATAAGCCGTCCCTTTCTCGTCTTAGCTACCTCATCATCGGAATAGAGGATCTCCTGCGGCACGTTGTTAATCTCTCCCAGGATGTCCACCGCTGCATCCGCGTTGATCTTGTCGAGCGTTTCAGGTTTGACGTTGACAATAGGTGCGATCTCGGTAAAGAATTTCCGTATGCCTGTCTTTGAAAACTTCTCTCTCTGTGCCTGTGCAAGGGGTCCCATGTATACGGGGTCAAATCTCAATGAGGGATCGTTGGCCGCGAGTTGGAATAAAATATCAGGAGGATCGGGCATCCTTCCTGCGGCTGATTCGATATCATAGACAATCTCATTGAGGTCATCGAGTTCCGTGTTGAGAGGCCCAAGCTCAGCTCCAAGCACGGCGGCCTTTTCAGCCATCATCTCGCTTACCTCGTAGGCCGTCCGGTCTCCCCTGCCTTCAAGGGATGAGAGCATGAGAAAAGTGTCAACGTGAAAACGTTCTTTGAGCGCCCTTTGCTTACGTTCAACGATTGTGTCCGTAGAGGGAAAGTTCGCCCCTATGTCGGCAGGATAGATAATATCCTTTCCTTGAGCGCCTTCCTTGTAATAGTTTATCCCGCGCGGCTTCCATTCAACCTTGCCTTCCATGTACGACGGCACATTCAGGGGGGGATCGAGCGCCATCTGACGCGCCCCCAGATCACATTTATCTATGATGTTTAATCCTTTGATGTCAGCGATTGCGAGCATGGCGGGGCTGATGCCGTAGGGTTCCTTCCCTGATCTCATATACCGCCACACTGCAAAGGGGAAATTGTCAAAACCGGATATTCTGCAAATGTGATTTCCTGCCAGCAGTAGCCAAATGGAGGCATATTTCTTGTTCTTTGCATCCATCATCCTGTTGTCGTACTCCTCGCGAGGAAAAACGGCGTGGATGATCTCGTATTCCGTGAACGGGCTGGATTCGTAGACCTGTTTACACTGGGGCGTGAGATTATCGAGGCCAAACATCTGTACGAGCTGCCTTGTTGTTCTCTTGTATTTGCGATGGAGAAGGTCTACCTCACCATACCTGTTTTCCTGAATGTATATTTCTCCAGGATGAACGGTCTCAAAACTGATCCTGTCTTCGATCAGGTCTTCTTCGCCGAATATCGTCGCCGTGCCCGCCGTCATGCCGTCGTAGATATACATCCACATTTCAGAATAGAAATTGGAGCGGTTCAACGCCTGGTACATATTAAATTCGATCTCCTGTAGCCATTCGCGCACTTCTGCTATCTTGTTCACATACTTGCGGTTCATGGCATACTTGAACCAGGGGAATGCGGGGCTTACGTGATAACCGTGTATGCCGTCCGTCGCAAGCACTGCCGCCCCGAGAGCCGTGCCGTCGTATATCTTCTTTCCTTTCTGCTCGCCTTTAAGGTAAGTACCCCTCACGTCCTCACGATGAGGGGCTACCAAATCGGCAACATCTTGCAGGCGGTCCATGAAATTGGTCTTCTCGCTTTCGAGCTTTGACTGCCTGCCCGTTATGAGCTTTACGAGCTTATTGTCCTGTTCTACAGGCACATCAGCCCCCTATTTTACCCAATGGTCGATCTGCACATATTCAGCCGTCACGGTATCGCCCGCGTTCTGTGACTGTATCTGCGCCTTGATTGTCGTTGCCCCTGTCGCCATGTCCTTTGTCGCTGCCGCATAGTCGACAACGCCCACTTTCCCATTCACAAAGAGCTTGCCCGTGATCTTCTGGTGTGCCGTGTCGGTATACTCATGGACGATGATCTCTGCTGTCCAGTCGCCGGCTGCCCCGTCTGAAGCGGTAAGGCTTATCACTGTTGCATCGAGCAGGTAGAGGTGGACGATCATTGCCGCGTTTGCGCCTGTCTTTGTCCCTGTAATCGTGTATTTCAGGGTCTTGCCCGCGCTGAACCATCCTGAAGCCATAGACAGGCTTGAACCTGTTACGTCGGCTGTTCCTGCCCCTGCCTGTGAGGTCTGTGTTGCACCCTGGGCGACTGCCAGCGGTACGCCTCCGGTATAGTCCGGGAGGGTTATTGTTACGTCGGCTGTCGGGTCTGCTACGGCAAGGGTCAGCTCGTGATCGTTCGCAGTTGCACCTTCAAAAACAAAGGGTGATCCGCCCGATATCGTCCCGCCTACTGTTACTATTGCAGTTGCGCCACCGAGGGAGAGAGTACCCGAAGAAGTACCTGTATTCAGGTTTGTCGGCTGGTTGTTGTCTACGTTGATATTCGCACCACCGGAGCCTGAAAGGATCGTGGTCGTGCTGGTTGTATTCGAGGAGCCTAAAGCCACTGTCTTAGCGGCTGCTCCATTGCCTACGTTGATAGTCTGTGCACCTGCTCCGCCTACCGTTACCGTGCCGGTTGTAGTGCCCGTGCCGATGCCTGTGGTCATTGTTGCGGCATCATGGTTTACCGTGTACGTGCCTACCTCTGTAACGACTGCGGGGCCCGTGGCATTGCCTATCGTTACCGTCCCGGTCGATGTCCCGCTGTTGATATTCGTAGGCTGGTTATTCGAGGCGTTCAGGTTGATTGCCCCGGAACCTGATAAAATGGTCGTTGTCGACGTGGTATTGCTGGAACCTACATTTACGGCCTTTACTGCTGCCCCGTTCCCCACATCAATCTGCTGGTTTGCCGCTCCACCGATGGTCACTGTACCCGTGG